GTCATAATACATATGAACTATATATAGTGCGTACGCCTACATGTCTGTCAACATATGGTGTTATAGGCGCAACTCTTTTACACCGATTGATTCGAGACATTGCACTAAAAATGCGGCACTAAATTTCCCCCTAGCAAGCTTATTTCTGATATTCACTTCCTTTTCATGAATGCCAATATCCTCTAATTTTGCCGCTAATTGGGCGTAGGTAAAACCCGCTCTTTTCAGTTCTGCTTTCAATATGCCCGCTATTCGGGCCTCATATTTGGTTTTTTCTGCCATTTTGTATCCTTTTACTGCATAAAAGCACTATAGATGATACATTTGACCTTGTAAAGGTTACAATAACGCACTATATTCATTACATAAGTAATGGAGATAGTAACAATGGCACAACATTTTCTTTTATCGGCGAAGTCAAGAAACCTAAGCCTCAAGAAAATATATAAGATGGGCGAAGCGAAAGCCTATGACGCATTCCGTAAAATCCGGTGGGAAAGTACGGAGGGCGAAGCCGTGTGTCCACGTTGCGGATGCACAGAAAGCTATGACATAAGCACCCGCCGTAAGTTTAAGTGCAAAGGCTGCCACCATCAATATAGCGTAACCTCTGGCACTATCATGCACAGCCGGAAACTGGACTTTACGGATTTGCTTGCCGCTATCTGTTTATTCGTGACAGGCTCTAAGGGTATGAGCGCGGTTCAATTTAGCCGGACAATGGACGTGCAATATAAAACGGCATGGGTTTTTTGTCACAAAATGCGGAAATGTCTGGCAGACGAAACCGACTTACATACTCTTGATGGCGAAGTCGAAATTGACGGTGCGTATTTTGGCGGTCATATCCGGCCAGCCAATGAGAAAGAAAACCGAATTGACCGCCGTAAAGCCAAATATCAAACTGGCACACGGCGCGTTGTCATAGCCCTACGGGAACGTATGGGACGCACATTGCCATTTGTACGCAAAAGTGAAGCGGACGGCGTTGACCTAGCCCTTGGCCTAGTCGGATTAGATGCAACAATCTTTGCAGACGAAGCCCCGCACTGGGACGTGTTAGAAAAGGATTTTGATACTGGACGGGTTAATCATTCCACCGAATATTCACTTGGTAATGGTATCCATACGAATTGGGTGGAAAGTTATTTTGCAAGATTGCGTAAAATGGTATCCGGTCAGCACCATTGGGTTAGCCCTGATTATCTATATCAGTACGCAGAACACGCTGCATGGCTTGAAGATCACCGCTTGGAAAGCATTGGCGCTCTTGCCAAGCGTATCCTTGGCGCGGCCCTGATAGCTCCTAAAAGCCGTAAGTTTAAAGGCTACTGGCAACGAGCGGCGTAAGCCTAACCCGTTTTCTTCTTAATCCCCCGCACCCTCGTTTTCGGTTTTGTCTTTTTGGTGGGACGTATCGTGGGCAGATCGGCAGGATTGCCCTCATAACCACACACTTTCAAAGCGCGGTCTATGGCCGCTATATCGCGTTTAAGTTCCCGGCACACCTTTGGGATAGCCATTAACTCACCGCGAAGCCTAGAGCGCTTGTTAATCAATCCTGATAGTAAAAATGAGTTTCGATATACCATTGCGGCGGTATAGCATTAAAGACTGGTACTGTGTTGGTGCGTTTGCTACATAAGTCCGGATACATCCACACCATATGGTGATCGGGTAGATTTCATTCATGGTCAACATCTTCGTTCACACGAGTGTGCTGGCCTCAGAATTAAGATCACCAATTCACTCTGGATGTTTATATGCAAACCTGGCTTCGTACGGCATTATCGCGCATTCCTCAGCGTAAAGCGGCAGCTTTGCAAATTGGCGGTCGTGCCCACTGGACGCCGCGTGAATACGGGGCTTTATGTCGTGAAGGTTATCAGCGCAATGCCATTGCATATCGCTGTATTCGCCTGATCGCCGAGGCGGCTGCTTCTGTGCCCATGCGGGTACGCCGGGATAGACAAGAAGTCGCCGGCGATCCGGTTCAGGCTTTGTTGCGTGCGCCCAATCCGAAAATGTCGCGCACGGAATTTTTCGAAGCTTATTACGGATATTTGCAGCTCAGCGGCAATGCCTATCTCGAAGCCGTTCTGGTTGACGATATGCCCAGCGCTATATTTACCCTGCGCCCGGACCGTATGCGCGCCGTTATTGGCGGTGATGGTTGGCCGTTGGCCTGGGAATATGAAGCGGGGGGCAAAACCCGCCGCTACGGGCTTGATCCGGCCAGTGGCCGTTCGGTCATTCATCATCTGCGCTTGTTCCATCCCGAGCATGATATTTACGGTTTCTCACCCTTAAAAGCGGCGGCCAATGCTGTGGATGTTCACAATGCGGGCGGTGTGTGGACAAAGGCATTGCTCGACAATTCAGCCCGCCCCAGCGGCGCACTGGTTTACAAAGGTGCTGCCGGTTCGGAGCGGCTCAGCGATGAGCAATTCGCGCGTTTAAAAGACGAACTTGAAAATAACCATGCCGGGGCGCGTGCCGCTGGCCGGCCTTTATTATTGGAGGGCGGGCTTGATTGGAAATCCATGAGCATGAGCCCGTCTGATATGGATTTCATCAATGCCCGACGTGAAGCGGCCCGCGAAATTGCTTTGGCATTTGGCGTACCTCCCATGTTGCTCGGCATTCCTGGCGACAATACTTACGCCAATTACAAGGAAGCCAATCTGGCCTTTTGGCGCCAAACGATCATTCCGCTTGTGCGCAAAACCTCTGAAAGCATGGCGGGCTGGTTGCGTCCCTGGTTTGGTGACGATCTTGAAATTCACGGTGACCTTGATGAAATCCCGGCTTTGGCAGGCGAGCGCGCCTTGTTCTGGCGCAATCTTCAGGCCGTCAATTTTATGACCGATAATGAGAAACGCCAGCGCGCCGGCCTGCCTGAACTGGAGATGCCGCAATGAGCGCTTTGAAAATTGACCGCACCCTCAATCTGGGTTTCGTTGTCGCCTTGGGCATTCAAACGGCGGGGGCCTTGATGTGGGGCGGGGCAGCGGAAGCGCGCCTGAAAACGCTGGAAAGCGAAATTAACCGCGAGCCATCCATTGCCGAACGTCTGGTGCGCCTTGAAGAACAAATGCAAATGGCGCGCCAATCTTTGGGCAGAATCGAACAGCGTCTTGAATACCGTAAGGGCAATAAATAATGAGCACCAACCTTAAACCCAGCACACAGACGCAGACACAGGCGCTGGCAATATCTGGATATGCCAGCCTGTTTGATCAACGCGACATGGCCGGAGACATTGTCCGCCGGGGCGCATTTGCCGCCAGCTTGCTCATGCTTAAAGACGGAAAATTACCGATGTTATTTGGCCATGAAACCCAAGAGCCTATCGGTATTTGGCACCGGATTGTTGAAGACCGCAGCGGGTTATTTGTCTCGGGCTATGTGTTTTTGGGCCAACAAAGAGCTGACCGTATTGCCAGATTGATCCGCAGCTATGCCCTAAGCGGGCTGTCCATTGGTTACCGCCCTGTGCGGGCGAGAAAGACGGCCCTGGGCCGTGAATTACTTGAAATTGATCTTTGGGAGGTTTCTATCGTCGCCTTCCCAATGTTGCGTGCCGCACGCATTACCCAAATTGACGATGCCAGCATTGACGCTGAACACTCACAAAGGAGTAAGATGTGAGCACCTCTAACGTAAAACCGAAAAAAGAAATCAAAATGGCAAATGCCGCCGAATTGCGCAATGCGCAGGCGGATTTTGCCTCAACCTTTGCCGCTTTTAAAGCGGCCAATGACGACCGGCTTGCCCAACTTGAAGCCAAGCAGACCGGTGACAGCCTGCTTGACCAAAAAGTTGACAGGCTCAATACCAGCCTGGATGAACAGTCGCGCCGTATTGAGCGTCTGTCCATAACCCACGGACAGCCACAGCTTGGCGGTGCCCCTGTGCGCAGCGAAGAAAAATCTGCATGGGCTAGCTATATCCGCACAGGTGACGGCAGTGCGCTTGTCTCCTTGGAAGGGAAAAGCTTAAGCGCAGGCATTGGCGCAGAAGGCGGGTATATTGCGCCAGAGGAAACCCAAAGCCGCATTGACCGGGCTTTGGCGGAAAGC